CAGCGCGCAAGGGCGTTTGTGTTGTCGCCACCGCGCAGGCGATTGCGGATAGCTTCGCGGGTCTTCGGCCCCTGCTGCTTGCCCGACACGTCGGGGCGCGCGCCGCTCAGACCTTCCTGTAGGCTGTCTGCCAAGTCCATCATGCGCTCGCGGTCAGCCATCGCCCTAGCGCGGGCTTGCGCGTCCTTGGCCTTGGCTGCAATCTGCTCAAAGGCTTGCGCTTGGTCACGGGCCTTCTGCGCCGTCTCTGCCACCCACTGGCGGTCCATCATCTTGGCGGCGATGGCCTTGTCGTTGAGCGACTTAAAGCCTGGCGCAACTTCAGCCAGATCAACTTTGGTCTTGCTCCACGCCACCTTTTCCGCAGCGGTCATGTCGAACATGCGCCCGGCAGTGGCCTTGTCGGCGGCCGACTTAAGCGACGAACCAAAGTCTTGGAACGTGGCCGGCGTCGCCCCAGGCAAGCCTTGGCTCTCAGTGCGAAAGCGCCCGGTGACCGGGTCAAAGTCAAGAATAGTCTCGCCAGCAGCCGGCCGCCGCGCTGCTGCTTCGGCTGCGGCCTGCTGCGCTTCAGCCTGCTGGCCGAGAGTGCGGGACATGCCGGCAGCGCGCTGCTGCTCCGCACGCAGCGCGTTCATCGGTCCCTCGGCGCTAGGGGCGGGCAGAGCACGAGCCAAGTCAGGCGCCACGGGCGACACTTGCGGGCCGTAACGCTCAGGCACCATGACGAAGTTGGGCCGGTTGGACAACTGCGACGCGGTGATCGGCGTACCATCGCTGGCGTAGCCAATAATGTCAGCAGGCTGCACCAGCGCGTTGCGCGGGTCAAACGGAACGACGGCTTGGCTCTGCGGAATGGTCGGCCCAAGCGGCGGCTCGGCCACGGGGATACGCATGTCGCGGATGTTCAACCCAGCTTGGTAGCCCGGCGAGGCAAGCCTGTTCGCGGCAAGTCTACTGCCAAAATATCCTGTAAGCGCCCCTCCCACACCAGCCGCAACGCCCACCCGCCAATCAGCGTCTAGCATCGCAGCCGTCAACGCGCCAACAGTGCCAGCCGGCCCTGCCCGACTAACCGTTGGCCTGGAGTACCACGGCGTTTCGACCGTTGTGCTAAACGCACTGGGGAAATTGCCGGCCACACGGCCGAGCGCCGCGATGTCGCCGGTCAGCGCGTTGTCTTTTGCTGTAATGTCTGCAAGTTTTTTGATGTCGATGAGGCCGGTGTTGAAATCCGTTGCCCCTTCGTAAGCGTAAATCCGCGCCATCTTCTGGCGTGCATCGCGCCACTGGCCCAACAGCCTTGGGTTAGAGATGCTGGAGTCCAGCATAGACTCCAACTGGCTTGCGATTGCCAACTGCGTGTTGGCTAGGTCAATTTGCGCTGGCGTGGCGCTAAGGCTTCTGTGCGTTTTTTGTGCGTCTGCGCGCAAGCTGCTGATGTTGTCCAGCAACTGCGCGCCATTCAGACCGCCTTGCGTTTTGGTCAGTGCATCGTCGATCAAAGAGTTGATGGCCGTGGCCGTGGTTTCTTTCCCGATCAACGCTTGGTTTGGCCGCAGCCGCTCCAGCCCGTCAACAACAAACTGATCTGCCTGCTGAACCGGCAGCTTTTTGACTTCTTCGTACGGCCCGGCGACCTTAAACCGCGCTGTATTAAATGCGTCAGGGCCGTTAAGCTGCGCCGCGGGAGGCAGCCCCATCTCTTTTCGGCCAACCTGCTGAACGCGGGGGATGTTTGAGGTTGCAATTGCCTCGGCGCCTTGCGGCCCTGCGACCATTGAGGTAAACCGCGTGCCGGGCGAAGATTTAACATCGACGGGGTTGAGTGCCAACCCGAGCCGCTGCGCATCCTTAGCGGCCTCAATCTGCGGCCCTCTTTGGTAGTCTTCCAGCGACAGGCGCTCGCGCCGCGCTTGAAGCTGCGGTTGAAACGGCAAGGTGACGCCGGCTTTGACGTCTTGAATTACAGGTGCGGCAACCGCCGCAACTTCTCGCGCAACGGGCGCGGCAACTCTGGGCGCGGCGACAGCAGCCGACCCGATCATGTTCTCAACGTCAGAAACAGGCACGCCTGTTCTTTCAGAAATCCACTTGGCGCCTTTCTGGACGTTTTGGCCGATAAAGTCTATCAATTGGCGGCCAGCTTCCGTCTGGTACTCAGGCGTGTTAGCGACGCCAAAAGCCTTGCCAAACGGCTGATCTACCGCACGGACCATAGCCTGCGTAGCGGCTTGAGCTTCTTCTGGCGTGCGGCCAATACGCGCCAACGGGTAGCCGACTTGCTGCACCACCGCAGGGATCACGCCGCCCAGCGTAACGTCGGCCAGCGACGCCGCACGACGACCAAAGGCCGCTAGCGCGCCCGGCTGGCGTGGGCCAGGAATGCCCGACGATGGGGGTGCAACAACGCCGCCGTATTGTTTTGCGAGTGCTTCGAGGTCTACCGGCGGCTGCGTTACGACGCCGCCGTACTGTTTCGCAAGCGCTTCGTAGTCCATTACGGCAACCCCGCCTTTCTTTTAAAATTAGCCGCTGCTTCCGCGTTAGGGAATGTCATGTCGGTGCCATTGGGCAGCCTAACAATGACGCCTGCTGCTGGTGCTGCCGCGCCGGCGGGGATTTGCGCTGCCGCCGCGCCGGGCGCTGGGGTAACCGGCGGCAACTCAATCTGGGGCTTGTACGGAAACCGAACACCGCGCTGCTCTGCGCTAGTAACGTCTTTGTTGTACAACTCAACTTTATCCCGCACAGACTGCGCCATCGCGTCAAGAACGCGGGGCAGCGCACTTGGGTCGGTGCCCAAGTTACCAATTGCATCTTGCAGCGCCTGCTGTTGTGCTTGAGTCGGCTGCGCGTCAAGTTTGCGAAGATTTTCAATAACGCCCGCAAACAGCCTAGACCGCAGTTCAGTAGCGTCCGTAACACCTTGGGTGCTAATCGACATACCAAAGCGATTATTAAGAAACGACGCCGCTTTAAGCAGCGGCTCGCCCCCAGCGCCCATGAACCCGGCGGCGCCTGGTACAAGAGCTTTGGCTGCCTCGATATTTTTGAGTGTTGCAGGCGCGTTTTTCAAGGCGTCGTAAGTGGTTCTTACACCCCTCATAAACTCTGCCTGCGCGGTTTCGCTTGCCGGAGTGAACGCATACACGTTTTGCTGCGCGGCGGGCTGATGCGTTGTCAGCTTTCTAATTTTGTCGTTGTACGCGATCACATCGGCGTTTCTGGATGGGTCTATACCCCTAGCTTGCAGCGATGCAATTAGCGTGTCTCGGTCGCGCATGGCCTTGGTCAAATCGCTAGAAGCCTCGCGGGTCATCGCCGAAATCTTGCCGTTGTACGCGATCACATCAGCGTTCTTGGATGGGTCTTCACCTTTAGCCCGCAACGACGCAATCAGCGCGTCTCGGTCGCGCATGGTTTTTGTCAACTCTGTAGGTGGCGGAGGCGCCTCGTACAAAATTTTACCGCCGCGCGTAACCAAGCGCCCTCCCACTTCGTACGCTTTACGGGCGTCTTCTATCTGCTGTTTAATCAGTTCCAAACGACCTTCCGCACCAGGCGCGCCCAGCTTCGCCAAGTTGCTGTAAGTTATGAATTCGCGCTGCAACTGCTCAAGCGATTTTCCGCCGCCAGCAGCCGCCAACTGGTTGACGCTTTCCGGCGGCGCAGCACCCTGCTGAGCGGCCAGCACATTAGCAGCAGGCGCGGCAGCAGGCGCGGCAACGGGCGCGGCAGCAGGAGCCATCCTAATGCCAAGAGCCTCCACGTCTCTGCGAAACTGGCCGGCCATGTCACTTGCGGGTGGCGGCTGGATGTTGAACTCAGGAGCGTCTACGTTAACGCCTTGCGCTCTTAGAGCGTCGCGGAATTGATTGCGAGCCGTAGCGTACTCTTCGCGGCTAATGCCTCTAGATTGCTGTTGTTGTTGGTCAGCAAGCCGTGGGAACATACCGGCTGGCAGGTATTTATTGGCTTCAAAGAATTTAGCCGCGTCCTCGCCGTATTCATCAAAAATTTCTTTTGCTGTGCCAGACCTTGGTACGGCGGGCGCCGGAGCCGGAGCAACAGGGGCGGCAGCAGCAGCGGCGGGGGCCGGAGCTGGAGCAGCAGGGGCGCCGCCGCCCAAAATGGCGCCGGGTGCAGACGCAGGCGCAGCAGGGGCGGCGGCAGGGGCAGGAGCAGCCGAAGAAGACGCATACCCAAAGTTTCGCTCAGCCCTTTCAAACGCCGCTTTGGCTTCTTCGTGCTGAATAATTTTGTAGCCCAACTCCCGTTGCTGAGGGTTACGCGATGCAAACAGCTCTTGGCCCATTCTCAGGCGGCTTTCTGGAGCGCCGTACTGTTTAGCAAGCTGATGGATGCGCTCAATCTCAGCGTCTTCTTGCCGCATCCTTTGAAGCTGCATGTCCGCAACTTCAGCTTGGCGTTGCGCGCCGACGATGCTCTGAAGCTGCGCGTACTCGGCCAGCGCGTTACGCGGCTGGTACTCCGTCGTAGGACGGTACGACATTGCAATCTGAGGGTTAACAAGTGCCATGATCAGTAGCTCGTGTAAGCAAAGTTGGCGGGATCGTAACGGCGGCTGTTAAGAGCTTGTTGCAACAGTTGGTTTTGCGCTTGGTTCTGGCTGTAGTTCAAGTACTGGTTCAAACCGCCGCCGATCGCGTTGGCCGTACCCATGTAGCCCGAGGCGCGGGCTTGGCCGCCGGCACCGATGGCCTCGGCCATGTTCGACCCGAACTGCCCGGCTTGCCCGGCAAGCTGTTGCGACGAAGTTTGGCCCACGTTGGCAAGCGATTGCAGTGGGTTCAGCCGCGCTTGGCGCTCCGTTTGGTAACGGTTGAAGGCGTTCATGTATTCTTGCGAACCCATTTCTTGGCCGTAGCGCGTCAGCGCCTTGCCCGTGCCGCCAGACAACAAGTTGCCCCGCGCCGCAGCCGACCGCTCCAGCGCCTTCTGACCCTCGGACAAACGAAAGCCATAGCCCGGATCGGCTTGGAACTGCTCCATTCCGAACGGTGTGTACTCGGTTGCCAGCGGGATCAGCCTGTTGAGCGCGAGTTCGCCTGCTTCTCGGTAAGGCTTGCTAAGTTCAACCTGCCGTTCAAAGATTTCACGCTGTACATCGCCAGCCTCGCTTGCGGCTTGTGCTTGCGCGCTGGCGGCTTTGCTTGCTGCTCTGCCGCCTATAAGAGAACTGCCGACCATCGCGGCGGCCATCCATCCGATTGGCATATCAGTTCCTTTCGATCAGTACCTGATCAACTTTATCCGCGTCTGTTTCCTCAGTGGCGTGTACGCAGTACCACTCGCTGTCTTCTAACGCTTGAATGACGTGGTGTACGCCCGATTTTATTTCAACGCACGCTGGAGCAACGTATTCTTTTTGCTGGCCGTCAGTCTTAACCAGCACGCGGCCTTTAGCCAAAATGCTGAGATGGCTATATTTATGCGCGTGCTGCCCAACCTCAAACCCTTGGGGGATCACCATCCGTTTGGCGTACAAGCCATCAGAGACATGGTGCTGCACTTGAGGGTCTACCTCAAAGTGGCCTTCGCGCTCACGCATAAGATCAGCGTATGACATCAAGTTACCTCTCGCCCACTGACGCGCATGTTGATGGCGCTGGCAGCACTGGCAATCGTTGAGATGAACGAGGCTGTTGGCATGATCTGCCCCACCAATTCAGGAAACGTGTAGACCTCGGCCGCCGCTAGACTTTTGGTCTTGGTGATCAAATTTTTATCGCCAGGGGTGTCCGAACCTGTGACCAAGTTTACACTGATTGTGGCCGGGCTACCACTGACATTTGTCGCGGTGAACTTGTCAATGATCGTGGCCGTGGCGTTGGTCGGCACGATGTACTGAGTGGTCTGGGTGTCCTCCACCAGCTTCGCAGGCACTAGGTTTCGCGCTGTGACGGTCATGTCAATTCCTTAAAGAACAGCCCACGACGAGCCTGACGGCACCGTAACCGTGACGCCAGAGGCCACCGAAATCGGGCCAGAGGACATCCCGTTGTTGCCGGCAGTGATCGAATAGTTGGCCGAAATCGTGGCGCTATTTTCCCACAGCCCCAGCGCCGTGATGTTGCTGCTACCCCCAGATGCCGCAGCCCACTTGAGGCCAGTAGCCGTGGTCGAGTCGGCCGTCAGCACCTGGTTGTTCGTGCCCACGGCCAGCCGCACGTTGTCCGTGCCGTCGAACCCGATCAGGTCGCCCTTGGTGGTCAAGGGCGACAGGGCGTCAAACGCCGCCGGTTGAGTGGTCTGACCCGTGCCGCCGTTGGCGATCGCCACCGTGCCAGTCACGTTGGCCGCAGTGCCCGTGGTGTTCTGATTGAGGGTTGGGAAATCGCCTGCGACAGCGATCGTCAGCGCGCCAGTCCCTGTGGTGGACTTCAGGATGCCAGTTGCCAGCGAACTGGTGCCAGCCGAGTAGTCGGTGCCCGCCGTGGCCGCAGAGATCGCCGTGCCGTCGCCCTTGAGCACCCCAGTCACGCTGGTCGTGAGCGTCAGGGACGGCGTTGTGCCGCCGCTAGAAGTGCCCGCAAACCCGTTGGCCGTCGCCACAGCCACCGAGGTCAGGTACGCTCCTGCCGGCTGCTTGCTGTTGAACGTGCTCCAGTCAGTGCTGGACAGGTAGCCGTCGGCGCTGGACGTAGCGACCGGGATACTGAGCGTAGGGGTTAACCCTCCCGTAGACGCCAGCGGGGCCGAGGCGCCAACTGAACTGACGTAGCTCAGGGCCGGCACGTCGGCAGCAACTATTGTGCGGAAAGAAGGCACGCCAGCAGAGCCGTTTGGCGCGGCGAGGAAGGTGTTGGCGCTCTGCGACGCGAAGTCCGACGGCGTGACGGCCAGCGTGCCGCCCAGCGTCAGGCTGCCCGAGGACGTCACCGTGCCGGTCAGGGTCAGCCCGCTGACCGTGCCTGTGCCACTGACCGACGTCACCGTGCCCGAACCAGTGCCCGCGCCGATGGCCGTGCGGAACGTGGGCGCGTCCATCGTGGTGATGCTGTTGTCCGCGTTGATCTGGACGAACGTAATGGCGCTGGGGTTACCCAAGGTGAAAAAGTTAGCCCCCACCGTCGTGGCGCCGAGCGACGTGCGGCCCGTAGCGGCCACAAGGTTTGTGGCCCCGCCGTCCCACTGCAACCGCTCCGAATAGGCCGTGTCCCAGTTCGTTTGGCTTGCAGTGGTGGGGATAGAGTACCCAGCCGTGTAGGTGACCGCCAGCGTGCCGGCCGTGGTGACCGGGTTGCCGGAGACGGACAGCCCCGTGGGCACCGTCATGTTGACCGAGGTCACCGTGCCCGAGCCGCCGCCCCCACCACCACCAGAGTCTGGTATCGGCGGAGGGCCGACTTGCAGATCGTCTAGCGACGTCTGGTTGCCGCCGTTGCCGGCAAGGTTGAACAGGTTGAGAAAGAACCGATACCACTCACGCGACACCATCCCCGTGCGCGGATCAATGATCTCGACACGGTTAGAGGGTATGTTGGTGATATTTTGCTGTTCAGGCATTGGTCGGCGACACGATCAGTTCGGCGTCCATGATAGCGAGCTTGACAGGGTCTGTGCCCGAAATCTCGTACACACGGTCACGCAGCTTGAGCGTCATGCCCAGCCGCCGCCAAATGACGCGGCGGTAGTACTCGCCGATCTTGCCCATCGGCACCCAATACTCGTTAGACCAAGTGTGCCCGCCGTCGTCCGACCAGCGCAGCATCATCTGCGGGTCGCTGCCTTGGCCGGTGTTGGTGCCGACGCCCGCCTCGCAATCGACTTGCAGGCTGTGGTGCGCGGTCCTCTTGAGGGTGTTGGTGCCGGGCGGCAGCGCCCGCCACGAGCGCAGCCACTTCTGGATGTCGCCGTTGTCGGCATACTCGTTTAGGTCGAAGGCGTAGATGTTGCCGTTTTCGAAGTCGCCGACAACGATCTGATCGTCGTAGACCGCCTGGCAGTTAGACCGATGGCGCACAAAGTCGCCATTGTCCCAGCCGGCCCGTTCGTGCCAGGCTTGGGTTGCTACGTCATAGACCCAAGTGGTCTGGGCACTCGGGAAGATCAGCACGTAAAAGGCGTGACCGTCTTGCTGGTAGGTGTAGCCGATGGCGTCCGACAAGTTGCCGTACTGCTGGATTTGCCACTCAATCGCATGGGTCGAGATGCGCGTGCCGGTGTAACCGTTGGCGCGGTAGACGATGCCTCGGCCACGAGCGTCAGACCCCAGCCAGAACAGGCCGTTGTCGAGCTTGGCAACCGAGTACGGGGCAGCGCAACCGATCTCGTTGAACGCGCCTTGGATGCGCTGCAACGGGAAGTCAGGCAGGCCCGCGTCGTACCAGACCTCGATCGAGTTGGTGCCGAACAGCCACGCCTCGCGGTGATCGACAATCAGCGACACCAAGCCGTCCGGGTCACCCTCGGCGCTGGCGAAGTCGAGCGGATCGACAGACAGGCCGTCGAGCAAGGACGTCACCCACACCCGCGCGCTGTTGGGTTCGTTGAACACGAAATAGCCGTCAAGGTAGCCCACCTTGACCGCGCCGGGGAAATCCGGGTCAGTGATCTTGGCGAACACCTCGGTGGTTGCGTTGTAGATGAAGCCGTCGGGGTTGCAGGCAATGAAAATCTGCGTGCCGTTATCCGATATGGACACCGGGCCGGTTCCGGTCACCGTGCCCAAGGGCTTGATCTTCCAGCGGGTTGTGTCGCCGATCACGTTGAGCCGGTAGAACGTGTCGCCTGAGACGGCGTACAGGTACTCCTTGAGCACCCACAGCCCACGGATTGGGCCGCTGCCGGCCGCAACCAGCCGGCGCAGGCCAGGGCAGCGCGACAGAAACGCCGCGCTCTTGCCGCCCTCGGGCACGATCTCGGGGTACATGTTGACCATGCGGTTGTCCGCAGCATTGACGCTGCGGGCGACGTAGCTGGAGCCTAAGATCGGCGTTTTCATCAATAGTTGCCGGCGTAGATGTTGAACCGCTGCCGCGTCGCAATCAGCGAGTACGGCATCGACATCACATCGTCAGGGTTGTTGATGCGCTTGAGGTTGCGCTTGCTGGTCATGGCAATGCGCTGCACTTGAGGCGACGGCTCGACGCCAAACTCTGGCGCAAGCTCGCAGGCCAAGTTGTACGTGAAGGCCCGCAGGTAGCCTGGCGGGAAAAGAATCTCAGTGACCAACTCAGCCGGCTGCGTTAGCTCTTGCACGCTGATGAAGTGCCACTCCAGCAGCCGTGTCGGGCGCGGGTAAATGTAGATGTCGAAGTTCGGGTAGGTGTTGTTGACGAACATCACCTGCGGGAAGGTCGAGGTCACGGTCTTGACCGCGATGCCGTCGTACTGCTGCTGATTGATCAGCTTGATGCCGTAGGACACGCCCGTGCCGGGGTCTTTGAAGTAGGTGGCGTCGTCCACCAAGACCGGGCGCACGGCGGTGCCATTGAGGCGCACCAAGGAGCCGCTAGGGCCAAGGGTTTCGTTGATCGAGCCAACCGGCCAGTTGACGATCTGGTCGATGGTGGCAAAGACAGACAACCGCTCGGTGTTCCACGAGTCGATCATTTGGTTGAGCGCCATCAAGGCGTCTTGAGACACAGCGGCCGTCGGCGTTTCGCTCTCGGCCAGCACACCTAGCAGCCGCAACGCCCGGTTAATCTGTTCGCCTGCGGTGTAGGTCGCCATGCTATTCCTCTTGGATTAAAACGTCCTTATTGCGTCGGCTGCGCCGCGCCACAGGCTCGGGGCTGACTTCTTCAGTCTCTGGCTCGGGATTGTACCGTGACCAGCCGTTTTGGACATCCAAATCAGCCTCTATGTCCAACGTAGCGACTTTGGCGCCGTGGACAGGATGGGTTAGGTAGATTGCTGCCATGTGTAGAAACGGAGCCGAGATTGTCGGCCCCGTTCGGTTTTACAGTACGTGAATCACCGCAAAGTTGATCACCACGGCCTCAGACAGCGAACCGCCCGAAAGGTTGCGTAGGGTGATCGTGCAGCTTCCAGTAGCCTTGCCAGAAATCCAGCAGTTGTAGGCGCCAGCAGTAGCACCGGAAGACACGCTCAACACCACAACGTCTTTGGCCGAAATAGTGCTGTTGGTCAGCGTGAACGAGACGTTCGTGGCGTTAGCCAGAGCGGCGTCGTTCATAGTGATTTGACCGGCAGACTTGTTCAAGGTCACGCCCGTCGATTTGCTCGTTGCTTGAGTTACCGTACCGCTTGCTTCTGCGGTGTAACCGATTTCGACTGTAGCGTAAACAGTAGTGCCGGCTATGGTTGCTGGCGTTGTTGCACCGATTGTGCTGTTATCAATTACCGCACCACTTACAGTAGTGCCAGAGGTCAATTCGGGGTCGCTAAACGCGACACCTACAGGCTTGGTATTTGGCATGATATGTCCTTTAAAAACAGGGGGCCGAAGCCCCCTGGCTATCACGAGATGCGGTAGCAGGTCCAAGTGCCGTCGCCGGTCTTACGGGCACGGAAGTGACCCGAAGAGGCAGCAGCCACTGCGCCAGCGCCGACCAAGGTCCAGCCGGTGCCAACCGCAACAGTAATTGCATCCGAACCGGAAGCATCAATGTTGATGACGAAGAAGTCAAACGCAGCGTTCACTTTGGCCGCACTAGAAACGTCAGCCTCTAGGTCTGCCACGGTGGGCAGAGTCAGGTTACCGGCGGTGCCGTTGAAGGTGAACAGGCCGTTTGCCAGTTGAGCAGCCGTAGCGGTAGCTGCGGCGGTCAGTGCAGTCGGAGCACCCTGAACAAACAGTTGAGCTTCGCCGACGTTGCCGTCGCCAATCTGGTAGCCACCAGCGCCATTAGGAAGAGCCATGATAAAGTCCTTTCAAAAAAGTTACGAGAACGGGGCCGAAGCCCCATTCGATCAGCCCCAGAGGCGAACGCCCATCTGAGGACGAATCACGCTGTAGCCGTACAGCACGTCAATACGGCAAGGCATACGGTCGTTGTTGATGTCGTACTGACGAACAACGCGCAGGCTGATGCCATTGTGAACGGCGCGAGCGGCCATGTCCACACCTTGCGGCAGGAGCAGGTCGGCGGTAGCAAAGGTGATTGCGTCCTTGTGGTAGACCAAGTTCTGAGCGTACTGGCTGGAAGCCGCGCCCACAAACACCACAGCCTTGCTGTTCTGCGGCAGAACGTCCACAGTAGCCAGCGCGTGGTTGGCCGAGTACATCGGAGCCACGGTGATGTTGCCAGCGCCAGAGCCGTTCAGGGTCACGTCAGCAGCAGCGACGAACTGGAACAGCGAACCAGTGGATTCACGGGTCTGCGGGTTCACAGCGAAGCAGTCAGCAACAGTAAACACGTCGCCGATCTTGACGGTAGCGCTAGCACCGGCGCCGGTGATGGCGATGGTGGTTGCGCCTTCGGCAGTCACAGCAGCCGACAGGGTGCCGCCGGTAGCGGTACGCGAGCCGGTGGTGAACTGCTTGATCGACTGAGACATGTTGACTTCGTCGAAGCCCAGCACGCCCATGCCCATCATGCCGTTCTTGAACTGCTTGCTGATGGTGTCGGTCGGGTTGAACAGACCTTTCATGCCTTCAACCAGGCCGGCGTTGGCAGCCGGGTTGACGGTAGCGTAGCGCGGGTTCATCACAGCAGCGTTCTCGTTGAGC